TTCTGTTATTTGAAGACTATTCTTAACTCCTGTAATGTCACTATCAAAACTTAAGATTTGTTTTTGCGAATTAGCTTTTAAGATTTGTACATTTTCTTCTGAAAAACAAGCAACTCCTTCATTTTGTACAGCACAAGAACAAGGAAATACTTTTTTCATAACCATGTAGTCTTTTTTACTTTTGTTAATAAAAGCCACTTCACAATCTTTAATGTTGGTCAAACCATCCATTGTTGTAATAGGAACGTTATTAGGAACCCATTTTGTTTTCTTATCTCCAAAAGGTCTGTATATTTTCCAATGTCCGTCATAAAAATAACCAAACCTAAGCTCTGTTTCCTTTAAAGGAAACTTTTGCTTGTTTAGAAATAGACTTTTTATGGAATATACATTTTCTTTTTTTAAATCTTCTATGTCTTGATGATATTGATTCCAATACGCAAGTTCTTCTTTTGTAAATTTCCTAACACTAGCTTGTATTAAAGAATATCTTTTTTCTGCTTCTACAGGCTGTTTATATTCACTAACCACTCTTTTATATTCTCCTGTATAATCTCCTTTAATTCCTAAACCAAAATCTTTATCTATGAAAGCAAGAGTTTCTGTTATATTAGAAAGATTGTACAACAATCTGACAAAATCAAAACAATCTCCTCTTTTAGATGTGTCAGCAAAATCTATAAATGATATTCTACCATGCTTATTTCCTATTAGAAATGAAGGATGTTCTTCATTTCTAAACGGAGAATATGTAATCTGATTAAGTTTCCAAGATTTTTCTGGCATATACCATCTAAAGATGTCATATTCTGTAACTCTAGATAATACAGTTTCTGTAGAAAGCAATTCTTTTTTCTTTCCCTTTATCATAATCTTGAAATAAAAAAGTCCTGAAGAAATTAATCTCCAGGACTTGTTTTGTTATTTACAAATTAAAACTGTGCAGATTCATCACTTTCAATAATTGCTTTGGAAGTGGAAACTGGATTCATCGAAGGTTCGTATTTTTGCATAGGTTTAAGTAAGAAAAAGTCTTTTGGACCATATTCTCCATAAACATCTTTTACAAACTTCTCATGTATTTTTAATTTAGTTTTACTTTCTGTCAACGAATTAATCACATGAGGAGCATCGTAATCTAACAAACGAAACTGTTTTAAACAATAAGTCGGTAAGTATTTTCTTGCATAAACACTTTGATAGTGTGCAGTTGTACCGTCTTCTTTTTCAGAAGCTTTAATAGTAGCCAAACACAAATATGTAGTGGACCACTCACCTCCAATTTGATCACGTAAAGCTTTTACGTTTCCTTTCATCAAAGATTTCCAATCTACTTCAAGAACTGTTTCTGCATCACGATAATCAAGATTACCCAACCAAGCTCTTAAGAAAGTGTAAAGTTCTTCTTCTCCTTTACGTGCCACTCTATAATCTCGTTTGGTAAACCAAGAAGATATGTAACTTTCATCTATTGCCCAAGTGAGATCTCCAATAGAATTTACATATTGTTTTTTACTACCTTCTTTATTTTCACGAATAATATCTTCTAACCAGAATGTCTTTTTGAAAAGTTTTTCAGTTTTAACATCTTTTACCCAAATATCCAAACGAAGAGTTGTATTACCGTCTTTTTCACCAAGATATTCAGTAGCTTTACTATCTTCTTTTAATTCAATATTCAATATTTCTTTGAATTGTTGAGCATCAGGATTGATTGCTACAACTTCTGCTTCAAACAGTCCTACATACTTGTCATCATCATAATTTTTTACTTCTCTTTTTTTTCCTCCAATAGTTGTTGACATAATTGTTAATTTTTAGTTTTTAAATTGATTGTTTATTTATAAATGTTTTCCCAATAAGTAGATATTTTACCGCTTTTATCTTGAGATGAAATTAAGATTTTTCCTTTCAAATGAGGAGCTCTGCTACCTGCAATAATACTATCATTCAAGACATCAAAATTAAGATGTCTATCTAATCCATCTGAAGTTAATTTTGCTAAAGAAGTCACTTTAGATGCAAAAATGGTTTTTAACTTTCCTGTAAGTGAGATTTCACTACCCACCACTTCTTCCTTACCATTGTCTTTAATGTATTTATCTGCTACGTGAGCTGCATAAATCCTATAAGGACTAATTTGTCTAAAGAATTCAATTTGCTGTAAAAACCACTGTCTTGTATGTTGATAACCTGCTCCATCTGGAAGAGTTAGTACAGATTTCCATTCAGGATCACCATATTTAAGTTTTTCTCCTGTGGTGACATTAGTGTTGAATTTCTTACCTATAATGCTATTCATATACGCTAATGTTCCTCCTATTTCAGAAAGATCATCTAAGTCTGTCAAACCATCTACAATAAGAAACTCATACTTACCTTTGTTTTCTAACAACAGCTTTCTATATTCAATATAATTTTGGAAAGCTTCCCATTTACTTGTTTCTTGAGAAGTGTAAGTTGAAATTTTTCTAGCAGAAATAAATTCATAACCACCTTTCTCAAGATCTAAAACTAGAGCATTCTTTATTCTAGTGAGATCTCCTAAAATTGTACCTTTTCCCATTTTGGGAATACTAATTATAACCAAATCTCTTGGCCAAGCATTTTCATCTACTTTTGTAATTTCTTCTGGAAGTGAGAATTTAGACATATTTTTTCTGTTTTGTTTGTAAATTTACGTAATTAACCTTACTCATAAAAATTTAATTTTTGATTGATCTAACATAGATAAACTTTCTTTTACCTTCTTTAATTCTGCTGGTTCATTTAAACATACAACATGTAAATCTGCTATTTTATTTTTGTAATCTAACTTAATTGCTCGATTGAGTATTTGAGATGTTTCTTCAGCATTGTAAGTGAAGTTCATAAGAATAACTGAATCTAATTTTGTGTAAGTGACTCCCATTTTACCCATAGCAGCTAAAGCAAGATGATTACATTTTCCTTCTTGGAAAAGAGAAAATGATTCATCTGATTTAGATTTACTGTGATAGGAAGGAATTCCTATTTCATCTGCCACTTTAGCCAACCCTGTGAAAACTATCACTCTTTTATCTTGTAATTTATTTAAAAGATTCCTTAAATAGTTCATTTTTCCTATAGAGGAAAGAGATAGTCTGTTTCTACTAAGAGCAAGGTGCATAAAATTTCTTCCTTCACGTTTCATACTTTCAATCACCCATGTATAAGCATCGTACATTTGTTTTTCTGTTTTTAATACACCTTTCTTATTTTTTTGTTTTTGTTTCGTATCTAATTCTACACAATGTACAGTTATTTGATAATCAGCTAATATTCCATCTTCTATCCCTTGAAGAGTGGAATATTGAGCTATTTCTTTTATTCCCCACTCCATCTTAGTTTCTTCACTAACTGTTCCAGATAAACCAAGTGTGTAATTAGAATTAGATATTATTTCAAAACAACTTTCTCTTTCATTCTCTGAAGCAGAGTGAAATTCATCTATAATAAAGAAATCATAATTTACAGATGTGTGTTTCTTAACAGAACTAAAATTTACATAAGTGATATTAGAATTGTCATATCCCCAAGTTTGACATTCTTTTATCCAAACATCTCTTAATTTGTTATCAGGATAAGCAATTAAAACTTCTCCGTTCTTACAAAGAATATTTAATATATCTATTGTTGTTTTAGTTTTACCAAATCTCATTGCAAGATCTAAATATCCTTTTTTATCAGTTTTGTAAAACTCAATTGCTTTATCTACAACTTCTTTTTGTAGTTCATTCTGTTTTGTCATATTAATTATTTAAGAAAAAACTTTTGTTAATTATGTTTTCATAATCACCATCTGTCATTTCAACTTTTTTCTTCATTTCCTTAAACATTCCTATTTGACCCATGAAAGCAAGACCTATCCTAACATCATCTTCTCCATAGCTATTCTTAATGAGCCTTAAACTTCTGAAATATTTTGCTCCAAAAGAGTCTTTCAACTTTCCAAGATCATATCCAGAAGGATCATTAACTTTATATCGCATTGGATCAAATAATGCTAAAACAACATCTGCATCATTTTGAGTTTGTGAACTATCAGCAAAATCCTCCAATTGAGGTTCTACATCTCCATTTTTTAAACGGATTGGATTACTAATATCTCTGTTAAACTGACTAACTACAACAGGTGTATATCCATAAAAATCTCTAGCATAACGAAGTTCATCACTCATTTTGTCAATTGCTTGTTTTTTTGTAGGTTGTTCCTTTGTCAGTTTTAACAAACCTACGTGATCAATGATGACAATTGTCACTTCATTTTCGTTATTTGGAATGTAAATTTTGTTGTATTTATCAATTTGTTCAATCTCTCCATGTTTCAATGCGTGTTCTTTTAACTCTTTTGCTATACCCACCGGATTTTCTGGACCATCTATTATAGTGATGACATCATTCATAGCATCAATATAACTTTCATACATTAGGAAAAGATCGTGTTCATCTTTTGTCATTTTCTCTGTCCAACCTAATAATTTAGGTACTGGAATAATTACTCCTTGATCTATGAATATTTTTCTACTTATCCATTTAGCTAATTTATACTTTTTGCTACGTTCCATTGAACGATAAATGATGCGTAATTTGATATCAGGAGTTTTTTGACTGATATA